TGCTTTGATATATACTTTCCGGAAACGTGCTATCAAACTCTTCCTTACTAATATGTGTCAAATTTCCGTGCTGAGGACCTAATTTATCGGGTATAAAGCCGCCTTCTTCAACAACTCTAAAGAATTTAGTGTGTCTAAACTCCTTAATAACCTTCTCTGTTTGTCCTAGCCAGTTACCAAAAAACGTTGCTGCATCACTGCTTTTCTTATAATTGAACGTATCTGCGTATACATTGTTGAATTTGCCTTTGACTCCTGCATAGTCAAATCCAATAATATAAATGTTTTTATGTCCATTACTAGCAGCAAACCATAATGCAGTAGGGCCGCTTGACCAACCCTTGTGTGGTGAAAATAAGTTAATATTTGATTTTGTTTTTATGCCTTTGTTAGGATTTGTCCAAATAGTTCCTTTTTTATGATAGTCAGCATCAATTAATTCGTTAACCATCTTAACGTCAACTGCTATTAAAAAGTGTGGATCAAATTCTCTATATTGTGCGTTGCAACCGTAGACTGTACCTTTGTTTATTAAACTAGGGCAATCAATTGCAAGTCTACTGTTTCCGTTACCTAGAACGAAAGCAGCATCATTTTGAAATCTTTTTCGGTTACTCTTGTGGTTCAACTGGTGCTGCATACATCTGCCTAATAAAATTTAGTTCCGATTCTTTCTCGGCAGCGTGTGCTTCAGCCTGCATTCTAATTTCGTTGATCTGTCTAAGAGTTAGTCTGATCTTTCTTGTATCGTCACGTTGCAATACAGAACTGTCTTTGCTGTTGTCGTATCTACGGTCAACTGCAAAGTCATTAATCTCATCGTTAAAATATAAAAATTCTCTTAGAAGCATACTACTATTTATGACTAGGCAGGAGTTTCTGTGCCGCCTGCCGCATCCCCTTCTCCGCCTGCTGGTTCAGCCGCTGCTGCCATATCTTCAGGCGCTTGTGCAGTCTGGTCTCCCATATCTGTCTCCATACCGCCTGGAGTAATACCTGCTCCTCGCAACTCGCCTGCTGCATCAGTAGGTGGTTGTAAGTTGCCTGCATTTTCTTCTTTCCACATTCTCTCGTTCTCAGCAATTTCTTCTGCTGTTAAACCAAGATAACGTTTTAGTGCAAAACGTTTAGACAAGTGTGGAACTTGTTGTATCGCACCAAAGATGTTTGCTCTAGTAGTATCAAGTTCTGCTTGACGATACGCAGCAAAGTTTTGTGGTGGATTAAATTTTAGTTCAAACATACTAGGGTCAATGTTAACACCTGCACTGTCTAACCACATTTTAAATTCTAAATCTAATGATTCTACAATGTTTGCTTGAAGTCTTTCACAATACTTGTTAAAACGTAATTCTTGAATATAAGCAGTTCCTACTTTACCGTCACTTACTGTATTTGCTTGTTCGTCAATTGCTGTAGGCAAGTAACTTGCTGGAATACGTAAAGCACGGAATAATTTATTAGTAAAATAACGTAGGTCAGTAATTTCACCTAGGTTAGTTCCGCCTGGTAGTGTTTCAACTTTAGAGCCACGTCCTTCTGCTGTTTGCGGAAAGAAGTAATCTTCATTAGTTGATAGTGGATTGTAACTAGCATCAATAACACTTGTACCTCCACCTGTTGCACTTGGAATACGTCTTTGTTGTATTTCGTTTTTAACTTTTTCAACAAAGCTCATTGCCATATGCGCAGGCATATTACCTACGTCAACGTAAAAAATTCTACGTTCAGGCGCACGTTGAATACGATAGATAATAATCGCATCTTCTAATAACTCTTTTTGTTTGTATACTTTAAAAACACTTTCTAAAAGTGAATTACCAAAAGGATAATTTTGATCTAATCCTTCTGATAATGAAATGTGTACCATATGTTTTGCATCTACAGCAATTTCATTTGCTTCTCTTTGAAACCTAGTGCCTGATGGTGTTGGAACTTGACCTGCCATTCCTCTACCAAATCCACCCCCGGAAGTATAAGAACTCGTTCCGCTAGGTGAAGTGTTAGTTGTATTATGTGGAGTCGTTGCTACTAAATCTTTAAAATTAAAATTAATATCTCTTACAACATACTGCTCGGGAATCTTTCCATCGGATTCGTTAACAATAATTTTTGTGACTTTGGTTTGATCCACGTATAAAAGTTTTTTAGTTTCTGGATCCCTAATGAAAAAACAGTCTCCATATTTAAATGTGTTCCTTACAATTCTAAAAATTCGTTTATCAATTTGATTTAATTTAGTCCATTTTTGTAGCGCATCTTTTAATAGTCTAGTTTCTACATTAGTTGCCTGCTGTCTAAAATGGAAATGAAACGGTGTTGCGTTTTCTCTATCTTTATCTGTACAAAATTCTGCAAGAATATCTAATGCAGCATTTACTTCTGAATCCATATCCATTGTATCGTACTGCATATAACGTTCGATACGATTTGGTGCACCTGCATATACATCTGGCAAATATGAACTATAGTTTGCTCGTGCAGGGCCGGGACGTCCGCCGCCACTAATTGGGCTGTAACTTCCGCCTGTATTATCAGCGTTAACTGGTGTAAAGTATTTTTTCCAACTCATATCTTATATTATACATCCTTTTGCTATAAAAGCAAGTTCTTTTTTGTTATACAGAAGAATATAAATCTCCAACTGCTTCACCACTAACACCAAGTTGTTTTTTGGCTAACATAGTTTGTGTTGTTGCCAATTGGACAAGTTGATTCATACTAGTATTTAATTCACCTAACAACTGATCTGGTGTTTTCTGAGTAGTGTTGCTACTCATTGGTGTTCCGTCTGGGTTAGTAGTACCTTCTGCGTCTTTCTTTTTCTGTTCTTCTTCTGCTTTTTTCTTTTCTGCTTCTGCTTTTTTCTTTTCTTCTTCTGCTTTTTGTTCTAGTGTTTTTTGAGCATCATTAGTATCTGTTGTTTTTTCTTCTGGATTACCAGGTACTTCATTTTTCTTTTCTTCTGCTTTGGCTTCTTCTGCTTTTATTTCGGCATTACGTTTATTGATTAATTCTAGATCTTTCTTGTATTGCTCAATCTGTTTCTGTGATTCTTCTCTACCTTTTGATTCTCTGCCCCAATATTCGTTTACACCTGCTTCTGAACGTTTAATACGTTCTTCTTCTGCTTTAATTTTTGCTTCAATGGCTGCAATATCTTCAGGACCAACTAGTGCTTCTCCAATCTGTTCACCAATTGCTTCACCTGCTGACGATCCTGCCCAATATCCAACAGCACCTCCAATTACACCACCTATTAGCGTACCGACTACAGGAACAACCGAACCTAATGCAGCACCTGCTGCTGCGCCAGCCATTGCTCCGCCAGTACCGCCTACAACACCGCCTGTTACTTCTGCTTTGTCTACACTTGCTTCGTTTGATGTGATATTTCCTGCTTCAAGATCTTGGTCGATTTGATTCATCGACTGATAACCTTCATACAATCCGTATAATAATCCTAACGGACCTGCACGTTTCATAATACCTTTAGCAGCACCTTTCATACCGCCGCCGCCAGTAGCACCTGGTTTTGGTTTTTGTCCAGTAGCACCTGCTCCTGCACCTGCACCGGCTGTACCAGGACGGCCTCTTAGGCCTAGCATTTGTGCTGCGGCCGCTGCGCCTGCTGCAAGTTCTAGTGCTTTAAGTGCAGCATTTGCTCCACCCATTGCTATTAAGAATTTGTCAAAATTATTTGCTGCCATATTAAGAGCTGGCACTAGATATTTCTCAGCAGCATCTAGTGCTTTATTAAATACTTTTTCTAACGGTGCAAGATCAACGCTACCAAGCATTGTTGTAAATGCAGTACTTGCTTCTGCAATATTTTCTTTGA